TACTGAGCCATGCGGACATATTTTACTCGCTTGTTTGTAGTGCTGTTTTTAACCAAGTGTCAAGAGATTTAAGAGATGCAGCGGTAGACGCAGTGTTATCAGCTATTGCTTTATTTTGTGCAGCTAGTTCTTGTTCATCTTTAGTTATCTGTCCTCGTGCTTTAGCCGAATCAACTGCATATTTTTCAACATCTGATAGCTTGTCATATGGTTTGCCTTCTGCTTTTTCAAGTATCTTAAGGTATTTCTTATGAACTTTAGCAGCTTTTTCAATGTTTACTTCTTCACCTTCTCGAAAATCTTTATCTCCTGCCATTTGCTCGTAATAATCTGCTTGTTGAGAAAGTGTACTGATTTCTTTCTCTAACCCTGCAATAGACTTTCTCGATCTTGCATCATCTGCACTTGATAGCTTTTCAATATTATTCTTTTTCTCAGCATAATCAGAGTTAGCGTTTTTTAATTCTTCCTCTTTGACCTTTTTTAATTTGTCAATCTCAAGCTTTTTTAATGCAGCAATAGCTGCTTTTTCATGTTTCTCTAAATCTTCAACAGCCTTATACTTTTGGTTTAATATCGTACTCGCAAATTCGCCTTTGTCGCCTGTTTCAAATTCTTTTTCATAAGTACTGCGATTTTTACGCGCCTTTGCAAGTTCATTTAATAATCGTTGCGGATCTTTAACTAACTGCTGTATTCTTAAATCATCATCAGCACCCGATAATGGCGGTTTGTCTGCATCTTCTTTTTTATCTTGCCACGCCCTTTTAATCTGCCGTTGTTTTACTTCTGCGTCATATAGTTCATTAAACAGTTTTGGATTTTTAAGTAAATCCTCTTTTGACTGCCCGCCATCCTCAACAAGTTTCTTTCTAAACGCTCTACGATCAGCGGCTCTTGAAATTTTGTCAGTAATGTTTATTACAGAGTTTGCAACGCCACCCAACATCTCGCCTAATCGCTGTAGTCCTCCGCCCTCAATGAGATTGTGTATAACATCAGAAAATCTATCAATTGCCTTTGAGAACACGTCAATAAACTCTGAACCAAACTTATCCTTCAGTTCTTGCCATGCTGTTTTAATTCTGCCAATAGAGGATTCTGCTAATGCTGCATCATCTTCAAGCCCACCTGAGAACTTATTAACTTCTGCTGTAACGACTTTCCAAATATCGATCATATCACCGCCAGCATCAACGAGTCCTTTTATTTTCATTGACGCTTCTGTTGATATAATACCAAGTTTCTCTAACCCCATTGACCCGCGTGTAACATCTCGACCTTGTTTCAAATACTGTAAAAACCGCGAAACTTCGTTTGACACTTGATCTATATTGTTACCAGTAGTGGCTGCAACATCCGCTAACGCCTTCATATCTTTAGCAGACCCCAATAGACCACTTGACAAGTTCATTAAGTTACGGCTTGCGTCAATAAGTTCACGATGTCCAAAAATACCAAACTTCGCAACATCACGTAACTCTTCCAGATGTTTCCGCGCTTCTTTAGCAGAACCAACGAACCGGATAAACGGGTTCTTCATTGATTCGAGTTGCATTGCGCTTTTAATGGCTGAAACAAATCCTTTGAAAGCTGCCCGTACTGTAGCAATAATAGCCACCATAGCAACTAACCGCCTACCAATACCCATCGCCATTTTCTTAAAGTTTGACTGCGCTTGTTTTGTACCTGGCCCGGTCTGATCTTTTGCCCGTATAAAAAAGTCTAATATATTTCTACCCATCAGCACCCGCACTTTCTTCTTCTGCTGAATGTGTTTTGATTATATGTTTAATAGCCAACCGCAATTCCCAGAACGCACGAGTTGACGAGCTGTTCGTATCTGGCCTTTCGCATCCCATCGGTAACGGTGCGTTCTTTATCATTCCCATTGCCTCATTAGCCGACATCTTAAATAAAAAGTCCTCTGGTTTAAGTCCGGGATACCTGCCACAAGCTAACGCTATTAAATCGCCCCATTCAGAAACATCAACATTCTCATCTGGTTTATTCTCGTCGTCAATATCAAGATACTCATAACTGCCCAGCAACTTACTCACGGCGAACTGTAACCGTTTCCTACTGCATATAAGATTCTTTGCTGCCCAGAACTTAATCCGAATAGCTGCCCGTGTCTTGCTTGCTATCTTTGGTAACACGTCGCCAGTACGTGAATGAGCCATTGCAAACGCCATTGCTAACATATCCATTGTCCGGCTTTTACGCCACCATTTATAGGCATAACTTTCCAGCCATATCTCCGCTTGGATAGATAATGAATACAACCACACACGCCCAACCTTTATCGGCACATCAAAAAACAATGGCACATCTTGACGGTCAGGCGAAATTGTACGCTCAGATAATTCATGTATCCAGATGATTTCTTCTGGAGTCGGTGCAATATCCCTTGTCTCAAGTTCTTTCATAACAGCATAAAACTGCGCTTTAACACGGGGTTTTAATACTTTCATTTATGCCACGTCAATTGACTGTTCGCCAGTAACAACAGTTATTAAAAAACCTTGATTATTTCTTTGAGTATCGACATTAGTTACATCCCAAGCAGCGGCGGCGGTTGTTGTTGGTACACCAACCCATGTTGTAGTTGCAACGATCTTACAGTTGTAATTCTCACCAACTAAATGATCACCAACCTCGTCATTCTCGTCTGCATGCTGAATAGTGATATTACATGATGAACTCATAACCGCAGCAACTAATCCAGCAGTCGCACCTAGAAAGTCAGTACCACCGAACCCGTCAGCTAATGCCATTGTATGTGTAGCGGTTGCAAGTGCCGGATCAGCGGCATGCGCGTTCTCTGCATGCTGATGGCCTGTTAGTGTCATAGTTGCATAATCGTTATTGACGGTACTGACACTGATACCTGTTAGTATCTTAGTATCAAGCAACGCACCTATTACTGCCGGAACTGCCGGAACAGACCCATCAATATCAGCTTTATACGTTGCGCTCGTGTCAGTGCGTGTACCATATAGTTTTGAATTTTCTTCATTACCAGACTCATCAAGTACAAAAGCGCGTTCTTCAATAACGTCATTATTCGCGCTCTGTAATGAAAAGTCATCAATTGTCCCGAACCCGGTTGCGGCTCCAAAATCGACAGCTATATCAGCCATTAGTTATCCTTTACTTTCACGGTTTTTGGTTTCTTCTGTTCAGGGAAATAGCCTCTTTTTTCCCAGCGTTTAACGTCACATTCTGCGACATACCACGCATACCCCTGATGATTTACTAATTTAATTCTTTCTGGTTCATCTTTCATAAACACTCCTGTTATACGTCAACAACATGGTAAACCACGTCAAATATGATTTCTATTTTATAAACAATCCTTAACGCTTTTCCATCGCCCTCGTCCCACGCACCATCTTTAACTGCCGGATATGTTGTGGTAAACAACCATGTAACGCTTTCACTTACGCTTTTAAACGGTGTTGCATCTTGTATCTTACTACCAACAGCCATTGCAGCATCACGCGTTGTGTACACGCCCTGTAAGGTTGCTTTTGTATGCCAACTACTTGACCCTGATGTATATGATTGATCCTGTATTTCACCGCCACCAATAGCAAACACAAAAGAATTGAGCTTGCCAGACAAAGATACATCAGAACCTATAAACGCATTCTGCCCAACTACACTCCCGGTCGTGGTTGCCAGTTGTGACAAACAATCATCCTCAGCGTCAGACCATACTGTATTAGCATTATCAGCCATTAAGTGCCCCTACTGCTTTTGTTATTTCGCTGTTATATATTGTTTTGATATTACCCTCATTATCCTTAATTGCTCGTGTTAAGAACTTTTCCCGCGCCTGTGAACCTTTTGCTATTGTACCCGGGCCCCAATTCGTAATGCCGTCTTTTTCATGTACCTTTTTCGCATAACTTGCTGCCTCTGAATCTGACGGCACAAATAAATGCACAAATCCAACGGTTGCCTCTACCTTGATTGACCGTACCAGACCGCCGGGGTTGAAGTCTGTGCGTGTTGACTTGCCGCCCTTGAGTGTTCTTGCGTGCTGCCCTTTCTTCGGGCTTATAGGCGCATAGTCACGCGCTGAACGTCCAACAATCGGCTCAATACGCTTGTGAGCTTTGAGTGCCGTCTTATCCATCTTACTGCCAAGCTTGGAAAGCTTCGCTTCAATCTGCTCCATACCCTCTATTTTTACGCCAACATCAATAGCCATTATATTGCCGCTTTCAACTTCTTATCAAGTTTCTTATCAACCTTCAATGCTTCCGGGGTACTACTAATCCCAACACGCGCCTTTTTATCGCTCTGTATGCCTTTAGCATATTCGTTCCATGCTTCTTTATCGGGTACAGCAGGGTTTGGTGACTTTGCTTGCTCATCAATAAGCTTTTTGTCAACGTCAGCATCAACATATTCAGGTGTACATACACAATTTGGATGGAACACCCCGCCAGCCTCAGCATCAGCCATACTTGGGAACTTGCTGTTCGCCCCTGAAAGCGATACAACAACGCCACGCCATGCTGAACAGGCCGGGCACGGATCGCCTCCGCCCTCAATAGTTGCAAGATCATGGCCGTTGTCAACAAGCGCGTCTGTATACGCGTTCCGTGATACATTTGCAACGGTCGTTCTGTTTAACATATTGAAATAGTTTCCATTGTTCCATTTCTTGCCAGACTTATCAATAAACTGCCAACTATTAAGTTTACCGCCCGCCATTTTCGTTACAGAATCACGCAACATCATTTGACGTTTGCGGGCTGTCCATCCGCTTATCTTTGCCATTCTAAACGTTTCAACAACCGCAGAACGTAACTGCCGAATATCAGAAGCTAACATTTTCGTGGTCTGTGTTGCTGCAATACCCGGCGCATACTTCGGCACAAGTTCATTTACATACCCTTTGACGTGCTTCTTTTCGAGCTTAGAAACAACGTCGCCGCTCGCTTTCATATCATGTTTAGCTTTCTCAAAGAACTCTTTAGAAGCTGTCTTACCAACATCACCAGCCCACTTCTCAATGTCCGCCTGTAATAAATCGTATTCCGCTACCAGCTCCTTAAACATTGCATCACGTACAGCGCCACTTGACGCCAGTTTACTGTTATCAGCAAACCCAGCAAGTAACTTTTCAATGTTCTTTCTGCGATCAACTAACATATCAACCAGTTTTTTCTTACTGGCATTAATGCTTTTTCTCAGATGTGGTAACGGTTGATCTGCCATTCTATCCTCTTAATACCTCAACTCTATTCTGGTCGATACCCAACCAGTTCATAGATTCCGGTGCAATTAATCCCATACCTTCTTCTTTATCGGCGTCGCGATTGATTGCTAAAAACTTTGCACCTGTCTGATCTCCGTTTGGTATTGCATCAGAATTAACTAGCATATACAACGCCTGTTCATAAACCGCATAATCAGGCTGATAATAGTCACCAGCGTCAATCGTTTCATCATCTTCAATATCAGTGTCAATATATCTGTTCAACACCCGCAACGCATTAGCAATAGCACCAGTGCGCTGTGCAGTTGAAAAACTGTCCCATACCGCATATTGAATGTGTGTTTCTTCACCAAAATATGTATTTGCTGTTGTAATGCTTATTGTCACTGCCATTATTAAATTCCTTTATAGGAGTGCAGCCGCTAGGCCACACCCCATATTACTCTACTGCCTCTTTGCTTCTGCTGTAGCTGGAGCCGGAGTCGGAGCCGCAACGAGAACAGGTGTATGGTTAGCTTTCACGCCCATACGCCCGCCAAGTTTCTTACGGTTCAATTCAGCGATCTTAGCTGTAAGCTCTTTTTGTTCTTTCTCAGCTTTAAGTTCGATCACTTCCGCTTCCGCACGTGCTTTTTCTACTGCCTTTTCATTGGCGTTCATGTCAGCCTTCTTAAAGCCTTCAGCCTCAAAATAAGCCACATCAGCAGCACTACATTGACGAGTGCGAATAACTGGGTTACCCATTCCGTCAATTAATGTTTTCTGAATCTTAATACGTGCCATACTATCTTTTACTCCTTTCTGTTACGCAGGTTATTACTGTTATTATGCTAACAGCGTAGTATTAAGGTTAATGTCGATTAGCGTTGCCGCACGATATGTTTTGTGACCAGCCAGCAACCTGCCACGAATAAGATCACCAAACTGACCTTCTGCCGGGCCGAGGTTCTGGATGCTGTTCGGTGCAATCTGATTAGCTAAAGCAATCGAATTGCCTTTAACGCCACAAAGACCATGAGTAGTACCGCCGCCAGATGTGCAGTTGTTTGACGCGAATATCTCAAACCCGCCAAGGTTGCCCATGCTGCCGTTCTGCAATACTTCTGAACCAAAATCAGTTGAAACGCTCATTACGTAACGCTGAAATGCCTGTGTCAGAATAGATGGTGCTACGATATAGCGTCCGTCCATAGGTGCATTAGCATCGTTCAACTGTTTATTCAGCGAATCAAGGAGTTTTGGTACATCAGCAGCAGTAGCACCAAGCTGCCATGCCGTTGAACCAGTCTCATAAGAATCAAGGCCAGCATTTGCGTATTCACCTAGAATCAGTACATCAAGGTCGTCACGTAACTGATACGCACCATCCTGTGCAAAAATCTGTTCCCATGGCGCTGCGGCCTGAAGTTTATCTTCATCACGCACGATTAATGCAAACACTTTATCAACATCAATCGACAGCTCAGTGTCGGTAACTGTAGCGTCTTCGTATGTGATGTTTGTACCGGCAACGTAATCATCTGTTGATACTGCGCTTGCTGCAAGGATATGTAGCAAATCGCCTTTTTTACTAACTTCGCCTGTCACTTCTGTATTACAGATTGCTTGTGCCACAAGACTTTTCTGCAATACTTGTGTGATTTTCTGTGCCCATATTTCGGGTATAAATAGATCCATTGACATAATATTTGTCCTTTATGTTTATGTCTGTATATTCGTTTGTTATTAGTCGGTTACTGTTATGGTCCACTCATTGCAGGGGAACCAGCACTTTCCATTATAAACCATCGGTTTGCACTTACTGCAACGATCTCAATCATATCCTCAGCCGTGTCCATAGTCGCAACTGAATTCGTCCCGTTCAACGTGTCGCTTGCGTAAGTAGTAACCACAACATCATTTCCGCCATCTGTAGCAAAGAAAATCATGAAATGTTTACCAATCATTGTGTTCGCGTCTGGTAAGGTAATCGCAATTGCGTTACTGGTCGTATCTGCAACAACAATATCATCTGCTACGGTTAATGTCATATCAGTATCACTCGCGTCAACTTCATATCTCATCGGGCCATATAATCCACCCGGTGCTGATACTGCGCCTGTAAGAGTTGAGATACCCGTTACCGCCAAAGTTCCAGTAGTCACAACATTACCAGTAGCGTTTGCCACGGTGAATGCTGTTGAATCAACTGTAATGCCAGCGTTTGCTGCAATGATACCAGCAGCGGTTATTGTGCTTGCCGCTGAAACTGCTCCTGTAAGGGTCGATGTACCATCTGATGTGAATGTACCGCCAACAACAGTATTACCCGTTGCACCCGCTACGGTAAACTTATCAGTGTATATTGTGATATCTGATGTTGAACCACCAATTAAATCTGCTCCAGCGCCAAGCGTAATACTAGCAGCTGAACCAACCGCACCTGTCAGAGTAGTTGCACCTGTCACTGCCAGCGTACCAGCAATAGCCGTGTTACCAGTTGCATCCGCAACCGTAAACTTATTCGTGTCACAAGCAATGCCACCATCTGCAGAAAGCGCACCACTTACATCAAGTGTACTTGCAATAGCTGTCGCGCCTGACGATCCTGTTACGGTGAATTTATCGGTATGGATTGCAATGTCGGTTGCAGAGCCTCCAACAAGGTTACCCGTAAGTGTCACAGCTCCAGTTAATGCCGATGTACCTGTTACTGCTAACGTTCCAGTTGTTGAAATGTTGCCGCTTGTATCTGCTACTGTAAACGCTGAACCATCAGCCGTGATGCCACCATTAAGGGCAGATACACCAGTTACCGTTACCGATGAGGCTGAAACCGCCGTGTCACTGGTGGTTGTAGTTGATATTGCCGCCGTTGCGATAGTTGCTGTACCAGTAACAACCAGATCAGCTACAGTCAGCGTGGTTGCTGTACTTTCTTCCGTTACAGGAGTGTAATCCGTACCTATTGCAAACCCTGTAAACAACAGAATTGCAATAATCAAAAATAGTTTCTTCATGTTTTTTTACCTTTATTCTGTTACTCTACCTTCGTTTTTAGCTGCATAAATGTCAGCCTCATTTTTTGTGAACTCGTCTGTTGACATACTGCCAAGTTCAGTTCTCGTATAAACACGTTTACCAGTTGTATTAACACCACCCGGGGGAGTGCTACCCGATCCACCACCCGTATCAGCAGCGATTAATGCCTGATTACCAGTAATAAACTCATCGATCTTGGTTTTTACGGTATCTTTATCAGTTAAATCAACATCAGTTAGAGTTGACGCCAGCGCGCTACGCACCAAATCAGGACTCACGCCGCTAATAACTTTAATACCGCTATAAATCTTGTCGATCTCATGTTGGCGCGACATGCTTTCATTCTGCGCCTTTGCTGCAACTGATTCGGCCTTAACCGTTTCAAGTTCCAGCATCAGTTTATCCGTCGCTTGTTTTGCTTTCTCGTCTGCTGTTAAATCTTTATTTCGCAACTCGTCCATCTGCTGTTTCATCGTTTCCAGTTGTGTTTGTAACTCAGCCGTTTTCTTTTCAGCATCTTTTCGAGCTGTTGCAGCACGTGAATTAGCAACTGCATCAACATCCGGCGTTTCAAACTTCTCAGCAAACGCTTTCTCATCTGCCGTAAGTTCTTCACCTTTAATTACTTTTGCTAATACTTCTTCGATCTTCATGTTCATACTCCATATTTTACCCCGTGGATATAAGCCGCCACGGTATCAGCTACCTCGTGAATAAAACGCCGTCACGATAGCGGCGATATTTTAACTATCTACTAATAGTTAATTGCTTGTAATCCATCATCTTTCATAATTGCGTTTGTTACCGCTTCAATCTGTTCTGGTGTTAAATCACCACCACCAATCTTACGCACAGTGTCAAACATTTTCTTTAACACGATCTGCCGCATTTCGTTCGGCATGCCTGACGTATTTGATACCAATACTAACGCCTGCACATCTTCCATAAGATTATCAACATTGAATTTCTTAGGATACGATGGTGTATATTCCGGGAACGTCTCATCAAACTCACGGCTGATCTTTATAATTTCAATCTCAGTTTCTTCAAGTTCATTCGCTCGTTTCTTTAATACAGCCTCAATATCCAGCCTATCGATCTTCTTTGCATCTGCAGACTCAGCAGAAGCAGAGCCTTTCTGCAGCATAAACCCTACAGTATCAAATAAATCCCGCTTATGTGTATCGATCTCACTCCGCATTGACCCGAATATATTAGCGTCTGGTGTAATGTATCCCGGTGGCGTGTCGCCTTGGCCTATAAGGATAGGATACCCCATCCCAATCACCATGCCAGTAACGGCACTTACATCTTTCTTTAACGCACCTGCCATAGCTTTAACAGCAGACATTGGCAGGTACATTTGCGGGTAACAAGTCCTGAAATAGTTTTCGCGTAATGCGCTTTCTAAATCCATAATTGTGCGGTTAATCGACTCGATTGAATCCCATATGATAGGTTTTGCGCTCGGAACTCCCAGCAACCGGAACGGAACACGATTGCAATGCAACGTGTATTCAATATGTCCGTCAATGCGGGTTTTGTCATTTTCTTTGCCGTAGAATCGCGTTGCCATTCCATGCTGCCAGAGTGTTCTATAGTATTTTGTTATGCGTTGTGTTGCCGGGTCATTCCCTTCTGAAACGTTGCCTTGTGTAAGAACCCATTCAAGGTCGCCTTTACTGTCAAACTGCCAGTCAACCACTTCCAGCGGTGAATAGCCAACCCAATATGGTCGTATCTTCTGATTCTTTTTCGTCAATATTGATACCTTGCCGGGGTCAGCAACTTCCGGCATGTCAACGCCAATCCACGCCCATCCGCATACTTCTCGATCCGAATTGGCATCTTGCATAAACGTATTAATCGGCAACCCGTCACGGGTAATGTTATTTGCAATATCAGAATCTAACCCGTCACGCACTGGCGATTCGCCAAACACGTATTGATTTAACTTTGCAACGATCCGCTGCATATGCGGTTTACAATGCGCTGTGTGTTTACGGCCTGTAACATGTGCGCCCTCACGAGTACCCCCATTAAACGCTGTATTCGTCTCAGCAGCGAACCTCGAAAGCCTCGCGTCAATATACGGCTGCCCACCATCAAGGCCAAGCAGATTAATGCTTAACTGCGCTTTTCGAGCTGTGTATATCGAATGTTCCCGAACCATGATATAATCAGATTTACTATTTATTCCGCTTGACGCTGATGCAGGTCTGTTGCCAGTAGTCTTATCAAATCTGTTTTCTGTACTGTTCTGTCCGGTATAATCTGCCATATCTTAAAAATCCTTTATGCCACTGCAATAAACATTGACTGATAATTGTGTTTAAGTTTCCATGCTGCCAACGCCAACGATATTACACAATCGTCATGATACCCGTCTGGCGCGTTATATCTAACGTTCCCCGCTCTTGTCATTTCGTACTGGTATAATTCAAGTTCGTTTATCATAACCGCTATATCCGGGTACTCTATTTCTTTCTTTTCAATACACACAACTAAATGTTCAATCAACTGTTGTTTCGTCGTGTTCGTAAAACTGTACCCGTCAACATCAACATCAGCCGCCTTTACTTGCTCAAGTACCGGATCACCCACGCCCGTTGAATCCATTAATACTGACGCGCCATTATACCTATTTGCTAAATCTTTTAATCTACCAACCTGTACCGAATAATCTATCTGATTAAACCGTTCAAACGCCACTATCTGAGCAGTACCAACGTCAATTACAACAAACACACTAAAATCTGTATGCTTGGCAATATCCCAACCAATAACATACTGCCTGCCGGGTACTGGTTCCTGCAACTCACCTTTAATGCACTGACGAATACCCCGGAACACGCCCGCACCATCTTCCAGAAAATCTGCTTCATATTCCTGCTGAAACACGTCACTTGGTAGCGTCTGTCTGGCAAACTCAACTTCACTGTCCGGTATATAAGGGTTGCTTATTGTCGGGAACTTGAATGACTCGTATTCTGGATACAACGGATCATTACCCCGTAAATGTTCGTGATAAAACCAGTTACGACCGAATGGTGTTCCGATAATTAACGCGCGTCCATTAGTATCTGATAGCGTTGGTCGTAACGCTTCTTGCCATGCCGCTTTACGTACTTTTGCAGCCTCGTCAATTACAAGAAACTTAACACCATCACCACGTAAATTATCAAACTTCTCAGCTGATAGAAACTGTGTCATTGACCCGTTTTTCCATGTAACCGTAAGATCAGAAAGACGTGGAGGGCTTTTGAATGCTGTATTAAAATTGCTTGTCATTGTCCTGTATGGAATTAACGCTTGTCGATATACTGGCGCAACCCACCACGTCATACATCCGGGAAACTCCCATGCCGCTTTCGCAATCTCATTCACGCCAGCAAGTGTCTTTCCCCACCGCCGCCCACAGGTAGCGAACCTGAACCGTGCTGAACTGTTATGTAAAAGAACCTGTTTATCATGCGGAGTATATAACTTAATCCGCTGTTTCTTCGTCTGTTTTTGTTGTCCCGAACTCTGCGATATACTCATTATTTTCAATGCGTTCCGTTGCCTCTCCAATAAGCAACAAACCCAGTTTTACTACTTTTTCAACATCCTGCACGGTTACTGGTACCAACCTACCAGCTTTTATCTCCTCGATCGCTTTACTGATTAACACACTAACAATCTTGCGATAATCAGCTTTTGTTTCTGCAACGGTCTTGATGTTCTTCTTTTCGATTCTCTTTGCTATAGCTAAATCTCTCAGATGTACTCGTTTACGCCAATCAAATGCTTTTGCCCAATTGAAAATGGAACTTTTCCCAACACCATATTTTGTAGCAGTTGCTTCATAGCTACGGTCATTCCCATTGCTGTAATAATATTCAAAGGCTTCTATATGTCTGAGTGTTTCTTTCATTATATGCCCTTAATTGGCACACGTACCCTGCCATTCGTTGATTTATCAATATCGAACCGGAATATTTTAGCACCCCACCGTTTAACCATTACTTCAGCCTGTTCAATCTCGTGCTTTTTCATTCTATACGCACCACAACCCCCTTTTTTATCTAAGTGATCAGCAGTGTAATAATACTTATTGAACCGCAATACTTTTCTGTGTTTCATTACGGTTTTTAAATAAAAGTCATAATCTTCGTTCAGGTAAAGGGTTTCATCATATCTCAGTGTTATTCTGATATTTAAATACTTGCATACCACAATTAAGACGAAATGTCAAGATAAAAAGAAACGGCGGCTGCTCCATCAACGCATACAAAAGGGATGAGCCAACCGCCGTCAATCTGGTTTTTCCTACTATTAACACTTATTACGTCATACGCTATCCTTTCTGTGGTGGTTTCGTTTTAGTTTGAATAATACCACGCAATACAACCACCATCGTAATGCTGGTAAAATCGTTATTAGTACATCGTCTGATAACTCTATAATTTAGACTTTGAGGCTGCATATTATCATTACTGAGCTGTTTGTTCATATCATCAAACGCATATTCAAGCTCTTGTTTATCAACGCCAAAAACAGGTTTTTTATCCATCATTCATCCTCCTTCTGCTCCTTCTTTGGCTTCTGAATATATCTACCCATAACAGCAGTTCTCGTATTATATTCGATTACGCCATAAATCGTTAATGAACCAGGAATGAACACTGGTATTCTAAACTCAACATCGTCAGGTATAACCACATCACCATCACAGTTCATGTATTGTTCTAAATCACGTAGATGCTTAATCAGTATCATCACATCACCTCACTTTCCGTTTTTGAACTTGTGCTTGTCGCAGGTATTGGTTGGCAAGACATACTCGCCTACTATTTTACAGTCCAAACCGCCGCCTTTTCTCCATTTACAATTAAAACACATGCGACCAGCTCGATACCCGTTCGCCTTTAATGTTTGTTTAGCTGTCATCACCTACTCCTCTCTACCTGTTTAGTTTCTGCTGCCATATCCTCATGACTATATGGATTGGTACACATATAATGCACCAGCACCGCCACTGCTATTGACATGCTTAGGTACATGATTATGCAAAAGGCTTTCATGGCGTATCCTCGCCATCATCACTCGCCGCCTCTTGTTCTTCTGGTTCATCATATACTGACCCCGTGGCATCATATACTGTGCAATAATTTTCTAGATGGTGCTTTAATCCCCTCAAATCAAAATCTTCTTCACCACAGAAAGGACAGATTATATTAGTCATCGCTCACCTCCTTGTTGAGTAGTTGCTCTAAAACTCCAGCGGCAGGATAGTCGCTGGCATTCTCTAAGCTCTCTATTGCATTAGTTATAGCAGCCTCCAGCTCAGCTATGCGATCATCTTTACTAGCAACCTCAGCCTGTAGCTGCTCTGTTTCTTTACCAATAGCATTCTCAAGTGCATGAGATATAGCTAGTGATACTTGTTTCATATGGTAGTGTTCACCCTTAAATCTGGCTAAAATAATACGTTCAACTTCTTTTCTCAATTCAAGACTTATCATCACCCTGCTCCTCCTGCTTTGCATATTGTACATGGTTCGCTGATGTGATACACTGTACCGTCAGTATTATCCTCAATAATCCAGCTATCGCCTGTCGCTGTCGGAACTCGTAACACAGTGCCTTTGCTTATCAGGGTGTACCTTATACAGTTAAAATCCACATGGACAGTGTCGCCCTCTATTATTCTGTTATCATTCATCGGTTTCTCAGCCTTCTTCACCTCAGCCTGTAGCTGCATCACCGCATCATACAATACACGCTTACATCCAGTATTCTGCACTTCGCCCAACTGGTCAAACATACCGTCAATATCTTGTTTAGTTATCATTATCCTCAGCCTCATTTATACTGTTCCACTTATCACACCACATTTGCCCTGTGCCTGCTGGTACTGTTGCTTCCCCCACACAACCACATCGTAATATATCAAACACCTTATCGCCCGATGCCACAACCCACTTCGG